CCGCACCAGCGCGCGGCGGCATCGCCAAAGGCGGGCATCAGTTCTCACCCTGAAGCACCTGCGCCAGCACCGCGCGGACCGGCTGGGTGGCGGCGACCAGCCCCATTGCCAGCACCGCCTGACCGACGGCGAGGCGTTCAGGCCGCTGTTCGGCGGGCAGGCAATGCCACAGCAGCGCGGTGATTTCTGACAGGGTCAGCGCGCCTTGCGAAGCCCGCTCCACCAGCGCGAACAGCGAGCCCAGCTCGGCTTCGGCAAAGACGAGGTTTTCAAACGTCGGCCGCAACACATAGCGCGCCCCCGCCACCACGAGCGCGCACTCCCCGCGCAGCGGATTGGCCGCAACGCTCATACCGGGAGCACCGGGCCCGAACTTTCTAGCTGAAGCGTGTAGTTGCGCTCCCCATTAAAATCTCCCGCATAATCGAGCCGTTGGACGAGGAACCGCCCGCGCAGCTTTTCGCCATCTTCAAACGACAATTCATAATCATCGAGCGTTCCGGCAAGCGCATGCGCGCGCACTGCGGTTTCGGCTGCGCTGCCGAGGAAAATCCCCGCCGCGCTGACCGAGACCGAGCGGGTGCCCGCCCCCGACAAAAGATCGCGCCAGCCGCCCGATTCCTTGTGGGTGACCACCACGGTATCGCCGTTGATCGACATCTGCGTGGTCCGCAGGCCGGCGACGGTCTGATAGGCGGACGGCGTTGCGCCATCGGCGATCTTGAGCAGGAAGGCGGAGCCGGATTGTGCGGGCATGGGGGTTACTCCGAAATAGGTTCAAACAGACGAAAGCGAAATTCGAGCAGCGCAGCCCGGCGGTGGTCGGCGCGCGCTTCGCTGCGCGAGCGCAGGAAGCGGATCGCGGCGAGTTCGAAGCCGGGATGGAAGGGCGGCAGGTCGAGCACGCGCTGTTCGATCAGGGCGAGCAACGGGGCGTCGGCGCCGGGCAGATCGGTGCGGGTTTCAAGCTCGAGCGCGATCCGCGTTTCGCGGCCCGCCCGGTCCTTGCTGCCCCAATCGATTGAGGCGCTGGCCGCGATGCCCAGCCACGGCGGGCTGGCGCTGAGCGGGGCTTCCTCCTCGATGGTGTTGATTCCGGCCAGCGCAGGGTCGGCGCGCAACCAGGCGATCAGCGCGGCGCGCAGGTCATTTTCCATGGCGGTCAGTCCCTGTTGAAGAAATCGGGCCACAGATCGGTGGCAGAGCGCCAGTCCGGCCCAGAGCTGCGCGGATCACTGCGCGGAGCGCGGCGCAGGTTGCGGCTGACAGCGGCGGCGCGCGCGGCGGCGATCCGATCGGCGCGGCCGCGCAGGCGCTGCACCAGTCCAGCGCCTGGCGGCGTGATCCGGATCATCCCAACCTCAGGCTGCGCCACGGCCGCCATAGCGCGGTGACGCTGACGGGCGGAACCGCGCTCGCCCGTCCATCGCGGTCGCGGTAGTGGTGGGCGGCGAGGCGGATGATCCCGTGCTTGAGCGGCGCAGGGATGCCCGCCCAGTCTTCGGCGATCCCGACTTCCAGTTGCAGCGCCGCGCCGCGTCCATCCATCGGTTGCAGCAACCGGACACAGGCAGCGCCCGTCGCGCCCAGTTCCAGCGCATAGGCAGGTTCAGCCAGCGCCGTGCGGCTGCCATCTGCGGCAATCAGCGCCGCCGCCGTCAGCCTGCGCACCGGGCGCGAGACCAATTCCTGCCAGCCAGAGCCGAGCGGAATAACCTCCTCGACCACCTGGCGCAGCGGTGTTCTGCCGGTAAACGCCTCGCAGACCGCAAGGCTGGTTTCGAGCAGCCCGACCAGGGCGTCGTCGTCGTCAGGGCGGGTAATGCCCAGCCAGTGCTTGAGCTCCGCCAGCGCAGCGGCGCCCGGCTCCGGAGGCTGCACGATAATCCGCTCCATCGCGGGTACTCCTGGAATGTGAGGCACAACAAAGTGCGCCCGCATCGCTCGGGCAGGCGGGAGGATGGCCTGAAGCGATGCGGGCGCGAGACACCGGCAAGAGAGCAAGGGGGGGCTCTACCTTGCCGGGACAGCGAAGCCTGGCGGGCTGCCTAGACTTCGATTCTCAGCAGCTTGATCGCGTTCGAATCCAGCACCTTGCCGCCCACGCGCTTGGTGGCGTAGAAGTGGACGAAAGGCTTGTTGGTGAACGGATCGCGCAGCACCCGGGTCGCGCTGTGTTCGGCAATCAGGTAGCCGTGGCGGAAATTGCCGAACGCGATCGGGTAGGCGCCGGCCGCGATGTCAGGCATATCCTCGGCCTCGATCACCGGGTAGCCGAGCAGCCGGTTGGGCTGGCCTTCGACCAAGCCGGGCTGCCACAGGAACGCGCCGTCAGTGGTCTTGAGCTTGCGCACCGCGGCGAGCGTGGACGAATTCATTACGAACACCGCGCCCTGCCGGTAACCGGACTTGAGCGCGTGGATGATGTCGATAAGCTTGCCATCCGGCGCCGTGCCGAGCCCGGTGGCGTTACCCGAGCCGACATATTGCAGCGTGCCGAACGCGCGCACGGCGTCCAGCGCGGTGGCCTTGGCGGCGGTCAGGAAGCCTTCGGGCTGGTTAGTGCCGGTGCCGCGCACGAACGCTGTGCCTTCGGCGCGGGCAAATTCGAGTGCGATCTCGTTCGCCAGCCAGATTTCAAGGTCGAAGGCGGCATCATCGAGCATGGCCTGACTGGCCGCCGGGTTGGCATAGAGATCGCCCGACGGCGGGGCAATTTCGGCGAACCTGGGCGTTGCAGTTTCGGGCCGCGGCGCCGCTTCGCTGACCCAGCCCGAGGCGGTGCCGCTGGTGGTGACCAGCTTGCGGTAGCCCGCAGTGCCGGTCTGGACCACCTGCGCGATGGCGCGGATCGGGCTGATGTTAATCAGCGCAGCGGCGATCACCGCGTCGATCTGGCGCGGCACCGCAAAGCCGCCATCGGCCGGGGTGAGGCCGTTGATCGATTTCAGCTCGGTCTCGCGGCCGCGCCGCAGGTAGCCTTCGACGAAGCCTTTGACTTCGGCGGTATCGGCCATCGCCGCGCCGCCCATCGCCGCCCCGCCCATTGCTGGACGCGTCGCCGCGCGGGCGACCTTGTCGAGGCGGGATTTCACTTCGTCGACATCGCTGCGCAGGCTGGTGATGGCGGCGTCGGCCTGATCCTGACGGGCGACAATGTCGAAGCTGGCGTCAAGCGGATCGGTGGTGCTCATCGGGGCAGGGGTCATTTCCATGGGGCAGTGGCCTTTCGGTTGGGCAGAAAAAAGGCCGCCCCAGTGGCGGCCGGTGGAAAGTGGTTGGAGGGGCGGAAATTCAGGCGACGAGATGAACTCGTGCGCCGTGCTGAAGCGGATGGGTGACGAGGCTGACTTCGAACAGGTCAACCTCGATCAGTTCGCGCCCCGCATCGGATTGGCGCGCGACGCAGGCGCGGAAGCCGAAGCTAAGGCCGGTGACCATACCTTGCGCCAGCAGCGCTGCGGCGCGGCTGTCGGGCCGGTCGATCCGGGCGATCACCCTGAGGCCGCGGGGGTCTTCGGCCACGTGTTCGATCTCTCCGATCGGCTGGTCGGGGCGGTGCTGCCAATACAACGGCAGCGGCGTGGTGCGCGCCGCCAGCGTCCGGGCAAAGGCCCCGCGCCGGATCGTGTCGCGCGCCGCATCGGCAATGTCGAACAGCGCGGCATAGCCGGCAAAGCGGGTCGGCGGGTTCAGGTGGGACGCCGGGCTCACAGCAGGTCCCACGCACCGAGCCGCACCGCGATCCCGATCAACAGCAGCGCCAGTGCGCCGCGGACGATCCAATCGATCAGCGCTTTCCATGCGCTGGTCTTGGCATCGCGCCAGGCCTTGAGCAGCTCGCGCAGCTCGCCCAGATCCCCTTCGGCATGGGGATCACCCAGCCCGAGGCGATCGAGCACGCGGTCTGCGGCGAGCACGCTGGCTTCCTCGATAATGGCGCGCAAGGTGAGCAGTTCGGCGCCTTCGTCGCGCGCCTGGGCCATCAGGCTGACAAGGATTTCGTCGCGGCTCATCAAGCTGTCTCCTCAGGGCTCAGGCCCAGCATCTGGCGCTTTTCTGCGCGGGTCAGGAAATCGGCGTCGGACACCTGCGACCACAATCGCTCGCGGTCCTCCGACAGCGCGGTCACCCGGTCGAGATCGATGCCGAGCGCGGCGTCGGGGAACCACGGGGCGAGGCCTTGGCGCAGCGCGGCAAACAGCTTTTCGGCGAGCGGCAGCAGCGTCAGCCGCCACAGCGCGCGATTGGCCTCGCGGTAATTGGCGTAGGTGTTGTCCCCCGGCAGGCCGAGCAGCATCGGCGGCACCCCGAAAGCAAGCGCAATATCGCGCGCCGCTGCGCTCTTGAGTGTGGCGAAATCCATGTCGGCAGGGGACAGCGCCATGCTTTGCCATTTGAGCCCGCCATCGAGCAGCATCGGGCGCCCGGCATTGCCCGCGCCCGAAAACGCCACGTCAAGCTCGCGCCGCAGCCGCTCGAACTGTTCGTGCGCCAGCGCCGCGCCGTCGCCGGTGTCATAGACCAGCGCGCCCGAAGGCCGCGCCGCGTTTTCCAGCAGCGCGCGGTTCCAGGTGGTGGCGGCATTGTGGATCATCACCGCCTGCCACGCCGCCTCCAGCGCGCCTGCGCCGCAATGGTCATCGAGCGGATGCATCGCGCGGATCGCGATGATCCCCGGCCAGCCATCCTCATCCTCCAGCGCGATGCGCGAAGTGCGGTTGTTGACCGTGTAATCATAACCGCAGGGCCAGCCATCGGGCCCGGTCACCACCTTGACCCGTTCGGGCCGCAGCGCGAACAGTTCGACCGGCGTGCCGCTCGCATCCTTGATGATCTGGACATAGCCATTGCCGTGCAGCAGTAACTGCGCGGCGAGCGTTTCGATCAGCGATTGTCCGGCGCTGGTGGCGGTGACCAGCGTTGCAAGCCGCGGGTCGTCGCAATTGAGCGGGGCCTGCCCCACCCCTTCGGCGACCAGCCGAACCGAGCGCTGGGCGATCGGGTTGGCCAGAAACCCCTCGGCAATCGCGCGGGTGTATTCATAGCCGCTTGGGCCAGGCCCGGTCTCGAACGCCGGGTACCAGCCCTGCATGATCCCCGGTGCCAGCGGCACACGGGATTGCGCCCCGCCTTTGAAGGCGGAGCGGATGGTATCGAGCAATGCCATTGGGTTTCCTTTGTTATCGCCGCAGATTGTCAGAGCGGTCGCACACCGGGGTGCACCTTGGGCCCCAGCATCAATTCACTCAGCCCCCACACCAGCGCGTCGGCGCGGTCGGGGCTGCGGCCGGGGCCAGCATACGAGCCGCCCACCAGCAGACCGCACAGCTGATCCTCGAGCCGCGCGAACATGCCCACATGGCGCACGCGCCCGGCCGCATAGAGCGCCGCGACCGGTTCGGCGCGGGCCACCTTACCGCGGCTGGCGTGCACCAGCTTGATCGGCAGCGCATGATCTGCGGCGCGCAGCACGCTTTCGACCATCAATCCGCCCTGGTTGGCTTCGGCCACGACGCGGTCGGCCTTCCATTCGCGCGCGGCATCGGCGACCCGCTGCGCCCATTGCGACGGCGTCGCGCCGGTGGCCGAGCAATCCGCCATCACCCGCGCGATACCGTCAGCGCCGAGGCCGGCGACGATGATCCCGCATTCATCGCCATGCGCGCTCGCCGGCGGATCGACCGCGACCACCATCCGCACCGCTTCGGGCACTGGCCCGTGTTCGCGCGCGTCTTCCAGCATTGACCGGGTCCACAGCGCGCCCTCGACATCTTCGAGCAACTCGCCGCCGATCTCCTGCCGGGCGAGCTGCGTCGCGCCGAATTCGCTGGCGATCGCTTCCAGAAACCGGGCCGGCAGATTGGCGGCGTTGGCGGTGGTCGATCCTTGCGTGATCGCCACGTCGGTTCCGGCCTTGGCTTGCGCAACCAGCCGCTGCACCAGCGGCACCGCGCGCGGGGTGGTGGTGACCGCGATGCGCGGATCATTGCCCAGCCTAAGACCCAACAACAGGTTGTCCCAGCACCGCGTGGCACGTTCATGCGCCTGCGGCCACTTGCCGATCTCGTCGCACCAGGCATGGCTGTGCTGCGGCCCGCGCAAGCTTTCCGGCTCAGCGGCCGAGAATAATTGTGCAACTGCGCCATTGCGGAACCGGATGCGGTGCAGCGACGGCTCGAAGCGTGGGCGTTGCCCGGGCGGAAAGATCGCCAGCAAGCCGCTTTCGCCTTCGACCATCACCGCGCGCGCTTCGGCCAGCGATGACGAGACCAGCGCGATCCGTGCCCCGGGATGGTTTTCGGCGATCATCCGCACCCATTCGGCGCCCGCGCGGCTCTTGCCGAACCCGCGCCCGGCCATGATCATCCAGATCCTCCACAGGCCGGGCGGAGGCAGCTGTTCGGGCCGCGCCCGGTAATCCCACAGGTATTCGAAATCGTTCCTTTCGCGCTGGGTGAGCGTCTCGGCGAGCCGCCGCCGTGCCTTGGTCGGCGCGGTGGCGAGCCATGCGAAGGGCTCGGACATCACGCTTGCGGCTCGCCGGGCTTGTCCTTGGCCATACGGCGGCGGATATCCTCGATCTTGCGGTCGATCGATGCGCGCACTTCGGCCGCGCTGACATCGCGTTCGCGCGCCTGCCCGCCAGCTGCGGTATCACGGTGCGCGACGAGCAGACGGATCGCGCTGGCAAAATCGAACTTGTCACCGTCGCCGGTCTTGAAGTCGCCTTCACGCAACCGGCGCAGGACTTCCATTTCGAGATGCGCATAGCCTTCGGACAGCGCGGTTTGCCATTGGCGCGCAAAATCGGGTTCGGCGCGGCGCAGGCGGTAAACCCGGCTGGCATCGATCCCGGCGTGCTGCGCCGAACGGGTGACGTTCGAGCTTTCCGCGAGGTGATCAAGGAACCGCGCGCGCCAATATCGGTCAGTTGCACCGGCAGGTTTGTTAACGGCATTGGTTTGCGCAGGGCCACGCTTCGCCATAGGCAATACTCCATGCGCGGACAGCAAAAGGGCGGCACTTCCACCCGGAAGGCCGCCCGCTGGCGAATCGCTATTTCTCGACTATGCCTATCTCTAACCAGAGAGCGTCACGATGTCAAGATAAATAACCAGATTGGTTATCCCGGCCCAGGCCGTCTCGCTCAGATAATCCCGATTGCCTTGCCCGCACGTTCGAACATGCCGAGGATCGTCTGCACCTGCTCCGCGGTATGTTCGGCGCACAGCGAACAGCGCAGCAGGGTCATGCCCGCAGGGGTTGCCGGCGGGCGGGCGAGGTTGACGTAAAGGCCTTCCTTGAGCAGCGCCTCCCACATCATCGCGCCGCGCTCAAGATCGGGCATGATCACCGCGATGATCGCGCTTTGCGGGGTGTCGGTGCCGAGCGTGAAGCCGAGCTCGCGCATCCCCTTGTGCAGCGTGCGGCTGTTTTCCCACAGATGCGCGCGCTTATTGCCATTGTGCATCAGCTTGCGGATCGAGGTGGCCGAACTTGCCATCACCGCAGGCGGCAGCGCGGCGGTGAACACGTAAGGGCGGCACACCAGCCGCAGGACTTCAAACTTAGGGTGATTCGACACGCAGAAGCCGCCGACTGTCCCGACGCTTTTGGAG